AAATGATAAGGTTAGGGCGTGAGTTGGGTGTATTTTGCAAATGAAATAAATATATAACTTATTGATTTACAATATTTAAAATAGATTTTTGCAAAAAATATACTATATTTCTCATTTATATATTACCTTTGCACCTAAATTAATACTACAAATATGGGCGGGGGACTTAAAGAAACAAATGCACTTATCCTTGTAACTGTGCTTTTGTGTTTTACATTAGGCATGAGTATATTTGCTTACATAAAAGAGAATGTAAGTTATATAGGCTTTTTGGTAGGTACTTTAGCGTTTGCTATATTGCTTATCACAGGCTTAAAAGAGCGGTACGAAAAGTAACACCATTTGTATAGACATACCCAAAATACTTATATACAAGCCTAAGGAGGATAACCTTTTATATCTCCTTTCCTTGTTATGCATTGAGGTATTTTGTTTTTCCAGGGCTTCGCCTGAATATAGGTATATCTTTCCTCCTGTTGGGGTCATAGGACTAATACCATACTGAAAAATAAGAATAAGCCCTACCATATTCATAAGATGGGCAATAATACTTAAAATAATCATATTTATTGATTTATAATATAGTGTTTTCCTCTATTGATCTATCCACTCAACTTCACCATTTGGAAGACGGAATATAACAGGTGCCGAATTTTGTTCTTGTACAAGGTACCCTTCTACATGGAATATACTTCTTATATCCTCTTTTTCAATAGGGAAGGGTTCGTAAATAAGCTGACCATCAGGGTGAGTACTGGGGTTGGTACTATATGCCATAATACAATTTTTGTCATCCTTGCACGTTTGTAGCTTCTTGGTAACCCTAATCTCGTCTGTTTCCACTACATAATTTTGTCCCCAGACAATACTCTTAAGATTGTTTATTTTCTTAATTGCTAAGATACAGCCACTTGGATATTCACTCATACTTTCACCAAAGTGTCTTATAGCCGCATTGGCGCCTGGATACATACTCCCCAAGTCGATATAAGCAGTAGGAGCAGTCACAGGGCTAAGGTCGGCAGATTGCTGTGTTCCTCCGATAGTAGCTACGTTTTCATAAAAGGGAACAATATTAGGCTTTTTGTAAAACTCTCCCGAAGCTATCTGCTTGAGTGCCTTTATTTGTTCCTCCTTACTCATATTTTTGATATCCTCAACACGAGGCTTAAGCATATCGCCTTTACCCGTAAGTAGCCAAATAACATTAATCTCGGGATATGAATGTAGAATATTTTCTATTTTATCACTCCCTATGGATCCATTATTTTTATATTGGCTGGCGAAAGCCCCATTAGAAAACCCTACTTTTTCCTCAAATTTACGAACGGATACCCCTTTTTGATCTATAAATTCTTTTATTCGACTAACTATACTTGACATAAATAGTAATTTTATTTTATTGATTTTCAACTAAATAGAAAACATGTAAAATATTTTCTACAAAATATTTGTATATGTAGAAAATATCTTATAATTTTGCAACGTCAAAACGATAATACTTTATAACAATGGCAAAGGTAATACAATTTTCCGAGATTGTTCGCATTTGCGAACAAAAAAAACAAACGGGGGATATTCAAACGTTATCTAAGATGTTAGGATACACCACAGATGCTATAAGAATGCGCCTGCAAAGAAAAGACGAAAAGACTTATGAAGCTCTCTATGAGCTGATAGAACAAAGGGAATGTTTAATAACTAAATACCAAGAAAATGAACGAGTTAGTTAAAATCACAGAACAAAATGGTACTCAATTAGTAGATGCCCGTGAGCTTCACGGAAAACTCCAAACAGGTAGAAAATTTACTACTTGGATACAGGGTAGAATTATGGAGTATGGTTTTACTCTAAATGAAGATTATTTTATTGAAAATCAAACTTTTTCCCAAAACGGGGAAGTCAAGACAACAACACATGGAGGGTTCCGACACAGAAAGGACTATTTCATCACTACCAATATGGCTAAAGAGCTGGCAATGGTAGAAAGGAATGAGCAGGGCAGAAAGATACGCCGTTACTTTATCGAAATGGAGAAAATCGCCCTGCAAACGATCATCAAAATGCCTAAATCTCTTAATGTCTATGGAATGGAAGCCCTGCCATACGTGGAGTGGTTGCTACTACATAATTACTCGGTAACCAGTGGGCAGTATCACGCTCGCATTCGCAAGCACCCTCAGCACTTCTACAGGGCGAGTACAGGTAAGTGGTATATCAATAAGGCGTTTGCCGAGCAACTGCTAACCATAAGGCAAGGAATGCAGGCGCTCAAAGAAGTGAAGGGCTTGCCACAAGTGCATCAGGTAACACTCTTTGAGGTTTTGGCAGAAGTAGAAGGGCAGGTAGCACCTGCAGGCAAATAATCAAAGATATTATGAATATAGAAGTACATTTACAAAGAATTATCAATGGAAAAACCTCTTATAATCTTGCAGGAATAGTACCCAATATTGAGGCAGATAGCTATGAGGAGGCTTCCTACCATCCCAAGGTACAAGAGATGATAAATAAGGCATACGGGAAACATTTTTTAATGACTATGTATGCGAAAATTGTCGTAGGAGGACGGGAAGGTATAGAAGTGACAAGTATAGAAGTTAAGAAAACAAAGAGAAACTAAAAAAAGAATATGAGAAAGTTAATACAAAAATGGATAAAAAAGCAGGTGATACACCATATCAATAGAGATTGGAGTCACCAAGTTATAGAGACAAAAGAAACCTTCTTTGGGATATTAGTCAGAAGGGAATTGAGAACAGAGTTAATGTAGTATGGAGTACAAGCTACAAAAATGAATGCCAAATAAGCAATACTAAAGCCATTAGAAATGAAAAAATGCAAACTATTTCCAAAACCTTTAAGAAGCCATCGTATTTTGAGGAAACTATTGGTTTGGTATCAGAACAGGAGAAGCCTTCAAGGGAGGATGATATTATTAGTGCCAACCAATCATTGCCCATCTTGCGAAACTGCTTTAGTACGCCATATAGTAACATTAAACCAGAGAGGATACATAGTAGAAAAAGTACATATGCATAATGCAAAAGGGGAGTGTTGCCAGATGCTCCGTTCTTTAAGGCAATCAATATGGCAAGAATTGCGGAAGAGACGGAAACGAGATTTTTGGCTATTTCTAATCTTAGGTTGGTTATTTCCTTTTTGAGCTCTTTAAGTTGCTCAATAGCATCTGGAATATCAATTTTCATAAATATATATTTTGTTTGAGGCTACAAAGGTAGCGAATTTTTCCCTAAGTCAGTAGGACTGACAACCGAAAGGTTGGCGAAGCGAAATCGCATTAGGGAGCAAAAAAGAAAAGATTATGCCCTATTTATGGTTACATAATAAAGTTGCAGTGGAGGTGGAAGAGTTGGTTCCTAAGTATTGGAATGTGCTCAAGTCCTTACAGAGTGCTATCTCTCGCAGTGAAGGTAAGCCCTACGGTGTTAAGAAACTCCAATCGGGTGGGAATGGGCGTAGGTTACTGATAGACTATGACACCCTCCCCAAGGAGATACAAGAGGCACTGGGTGATCCACGAAAAGCAGGTCATCTGTTAGAGCGATATTACCAAGTAAAAGACGAAACGATACGCTTCTATAGTGAATGGAAACGTGGGGACAAGCACCTTACCGATGAAGAGATAGACCGCTACATCATCAATGCTACTACCCTGCAAGCCTTGGTTACCCTTGAGCAGGAACGACTCAATATTCGTAAGGCTTTGCATAAAAAGAGTGCTACCAAGGGACTTGCTCAAAGCCTACTTACCGATGCAGTGAGCTTTAACGAGACCTTGCCCCCAAGTCGTAAGCATAGCCTGCCTGAGAGTTTAAGGCATTTTAAAAACACTTTAAACGCCTTTAAAACAGATGGACTCCTCTCCGTTATCAAGGATCCCTACGGAAAGGGCAAGCAGAACGCCCGAAAGGTAGATGAGCGTGTCATAGAGGTGTTACAAGGCTTATTCGTAGGACAAACCCACAAGCCTACTCCTACCGATATATCTCGGCAATATGATGCCTTTTTGGCTGGCTATATAGAAGTATTCAACAAGGAAACAGGTGAACTATACGAACCTACGGGCTTCCCTGCCTTGAGCGAAAGTACTATCAAAGCCTATCTGATGAGTTGGGAACAGAAAATCATCTCCTACAATCTCAGAAGCGGAAACCGACAGGCTTTTATGGGGCAATTTATCCCCTATGCACAAACAGACTTACCTACCAAAGCAGGGTCTATTCTCTCCATTGACGACAGACAACCTCCATTTTGGTATGAGAAAGGAAAAAGGGTATGGTTCTATATCGGGGTGGATATTGCCAGCCGCTGTATGACAGCCTTTGTCTATGGAAAGAGCAAAGAAGGGATTATCCTTGAGTTCTACAGACAATTAGTAAGGAACTATCACCAATGGGGGCTAAAACTCCCTTATGAGTTGGAGTGCGAAAGCTCCCTTAATAGCAGCTTTAGCGACACCTTCCTTAGAGAGGGGTATATGTTCCAAAAGGTAAGAGTGGAAGCCAATAACGCCAAGGGAAAGTATATAGAACGTATGTTTGGCAAGATGCGTAACAACAAAGAAAAATATGCCGACGGATGGATCCCTCGCCCCTTTGCTAAGAACGAAGCCAACCAAGCGGGCAAAGGTGCTACTAAGATTATCCCTTATAATGAACTCGTGCAGGCACGCCTTGCCGATATAGAGGATTGGAACAACGAACCTCACGATGAAGATCCAAGCGTAAGCCGTTGGGAATATTTTCTCAATAACCAATTGGAAAGCCTACCAGAGACGAACTACCGCGCTATATTGCCCTATATTGGTTACTCTGTTAAGACCAGTTGCAAACAAGGCTTTATCAGCTTAAACAGACAGAAAATGGCAATAGCCGAAGCGGGAAAGATACTTACAGGCGACCCACTTATTGAGAAAATGAAACAGATAGAAGGTAAGGATATAGAGGTGTATTGGTTGGACGGCAATGACGGGGAACTTATAAAGGCAATTGCTTACTGTGGTAACCGTTATGTATGTGAGGTACAACCGATGCCACGGTTCCAGAGAGCACAAGCCGAGCAAACAGAGGAAGACACCCTTATCAAAGCGCTGCAAAATGCTTATACAATGACCATTGTACGCTATGTACAGCACCAAAGCAAAGAGATTACTCCTATAGGGGTGATAGACAAGACACCGAAGCCAAAACGCTCTTTTGTAATTAATAATCTCAAGCGATTCGAGGCGTGCGAAGCAGAGGAAGTAGAAATATTGGACGACTACGATACTATGGAGGAAGACGACAGACAAATCCTCTACAATCCCAGTACAGGGACAGAATATACTAAAAATTGGAGAAAAAAATATGCTATATGAAATTATCAATAGACTTTAAAAACAAGATAAGGGAAGCGATTCTTTCCGACCGTGAGAACTATGGAGGATCCGATGCCGACTATGCCAAACGCCTAAACCTCAAGGGGGCTATCCTTTCACGACTTAAAAAAGGAGAAGTGGAGAAACTCATTAGCGATACCCAATGGTTGGTAATTGCTCATCAGCTGGGTGTACAGGTAAGGGATAATGCTTGGAAAGTAGCGCGTACAGCGGTATATACTGAAATAGAAGATAACCTACTATACTGCAAGGAGTACAGCAAATCAATGATCTTGGTAGATGATTGTGGTATTGGTAAAACTTTTTGCTCCCGACACATTGTTCGTAAGCTCAAGAATGCTTTCTATGTGGATTGCTCCCAAGCGAAGACCAAACAGCAGTTTATCCGATTGCTTGCTAAGACTATAGGGGTGGATAATACAGGTAAGTATGTAGATGTAAAGGCAAGTATCAAGATGTGTCTTATCTACTTAGAACAACCTCTTATTGTACTTGACGAGGCAGGAGATTTGGACTACAACGCTTTCCTCGAACTCAAAGAGCTATGGAATGCTACCCAAGGTGAATGTGCTTGGTATATGATGGGAGCCGA